AACTACGAAGGTTAAATTTGGTGGCAATAATTAAGTAATTAATTATGCTTTATTTAATTTAATCGGAGAGAAAATTATGTCTTCAACGGCAACTCCTATGGGTGCAGAGCCTATCGGTACTCTTAGTGCAAGCGGTTCCTTTACAGGAAAAGTTAGACACTTAAGTATCGCTAGTAACTATGGCACCGCTATATTCTACGGAGACTTTGTAAAAACAGTCGCTGCTGGAACTATAGAAAAAGATACAGGAACTACTTCATTGACACCTACAGGTGTTTTTATGGGTTGTTCTTATACTGATCCGACTACAAAACAACCTACATATTCGCAGTTTTATCCAGCTTCTACGGTTGCTAGTGATATTAAAGCTTATGTGTTAGATGATCCTAATGTATTAATGAAAATGCAAGGGGATGCTTCTTTGGCTCAAACAGCTATAGGTAATAATGTAGCGATTGTTCAGACCGCAGGTTCAACGAGCATTGGACGTAGTAAAAACGCTGTCGATAGTTCAACTATTGCTGCTACTACTGCTACGCTTCCACTTAGAATCATCGACTTTGTTGATGGTCCTGATAGCTCAGTTGGTGATTCTTATACAGATGTTATCGTTAAATTTAACGCAGGGCATCAATACGACAACACCACAGGTGTTTAAAGGGAGTATATAAATGGCTATTTCAAGAGCACAAATGCTCAAAGAGTTACTTCCGGGATTGAATGCACTCTTTGGCGATGAATACACGTCTTATGACGATGAGCACGCTGCTATCTACGAAACTGAAAACTCAGATCGTTCTTTCGAGGAAGAGGTGAAGTTAAGTGGATTTGATGCTGCTCCTGTTAAGAATGAAGGTTCTGCAATCAGTTATGATTCAGCACAAGAAACTTACACAGCACGTTATAATCACGAAACTATAGCGATGGGCTTTAGTATTACAGAAGAAGCGATGGAAGATAATCTTTATGATTCGCTTTCTGCTAGATATACAAAAGCACTAGCTAGGGCTATGTCTTACACTAAACAGGTAAAAGCTGTAAATCCATTAAACAATGGTTTTACAAACTCTTTCCAATCTGGTGACGGAGTAAATTTATTTACTGCATCAGGTGACGGAGTTACTGGTGGTGACGGACACCCCTTGGTTGATGGCGGTAAAAATAATAACCGTCCTGCAACAGCGACTGACCTTAACGAAACTTCATTAGAGAATGCAGTAATTGATATTGCTGGATTCAAAGATGAACGTGGACTTTTAGTTGCTGCTAAACCAAGACGTTTGATTATTCCATCAGCGTTACAATTTACTGCTACAAGACTCTTAGAGACTCAAGGCAGAGTTGGAACTTCTGACAATGACATCAACGCACTAAGAAATAATGGAGCGATACCAGAAGGATATTTTGTTAATCACTATTTAACAGATTCCAATGCTTTCTTCATTATTACTGATGTTCCTAATGGAATGAAACACTTCCAAAGAACAGCTTTAGAAACTTCTATGGATGGTGACTTTGACACCGGAAATGTTCGTTATAAAGCAAGAGAGCGTTACTCATTTGGAGTAAGTGACTACATGGGAATCTACGGATCACCGGGTAGTAGCTAAGATAAAATGGGCGATAGTTAATTCTATCGCCCTTTTTTTCGTTTTTAATCTAGGGTTTTATTTAATCTATCGACTGACCTAGCAGACTCGCCAAGACGATAGACTATTAAGGAGACTTAATTATGGCAAAATCAACATTTTCAGGACCGGTTAGATCACTAGCTGGTTTTATTTCAGCAGGTAATGCAACAGTAGTTAGCTTAACAGCAGACACTACACTTACAGTAGCAGCACACTCAGGTAAGATTCTTACTTGTAATGATGCTGATGGTAAATTTACTTTACCTTCAATCGTTGCAACTGCTCCGGGTAGGGACGATGATCCTAATCAAACTAACAACTTGGGTGCTTCTTTTACTTTTGTAATAGAAACAGCAGCTACTGATTTAGATATTTTAACTGACGGAACAGATAAGTTCGTTGGTGGATTGTATTTAGGTAAAAGCGATGCAGCAGGAAAAACATTTATTTCAGGTTCAAGCAATGATGTTATAACTTTAAATGGTAGTACTAAAGGCGGTATAGTTGGAAGTATAATTACAGTTACAGCTATAGGTTCAGCTAAGTATGCAGTAGAAGGTATAGTCCTTGCTTCCGGTACTGTAGTAACTCCATTTGCTGACGCTTAAGGAGGTCTATAATGGCTGATGCAGTAACATCTCAGACCATAGAAGACGGTGGCAAGAATTTAATTGTCAAGATAACTAATATTAGTGACGGAACAGGTGAATCTGCTGTTGCTAAAATTGATGTATCTGCTTTAAATTCAAACCCAACAACAGGTGCGGCTTGTAGCCGTGTCTCAATCCAACGTATTTGGTTTAGTAATATAGGCATGGGATTCAAATTGTTTTGGAAAGCAACTTCTAATCAATTTATATTTGAAGCACCTGCTGACTGGACAGATACATGGGATTTTTCTATGGGTAATGAAGGTAAATCAGGAATACCAAACAACGCAGGAAGTGGAGTTAATGGAGACTTAGTGTTAACAACAGTAGGTCACACCAATGGCGATACTTATAGTGCAGTTATTTGGGCACATAAACACTATTAACGGAGAAAAGTATGAAACGTACTAAAGGTAAAGCCATGTATCAAGGCGGTAAGTCTGTCAAAGGCAAAGCTATGATGAAAAAAATGGCTGGTGGTAAAAACACTAAAGGAAAATCCAAAATGAAAGGACCAATGATGTATCAAGATTTGGTCAAGAAAAAATTTGGCGGTAGGGTGTAAATGGCAACTAGCGGTTTAGCTACATTCAATCCAGACTTTACAGAACTAGCAGAAGAAGCCTATGATTTGGCAGGAGTAGAAATGCGTTCTGGGTATCATTTAAGGAGTGCTAGACGCTCCTTAAATACCATGTTTCTTGAGTGGGCTAATCGTGGTATAAATTTATGGAAAGTAGAAAGCGGAACACAAGCTTTGACAGCAGGAACTGCTACATATACTTTGCCTTCTGATACTATTGATTTAATAGAATATTCTATTAGAACAAATTCAGGCAATACAAGCACACAAACTGATACACGTTTGAATCGTATTTCGGTTTCTACTTACGCTGATATACCAAATAAACTTTCGCAAGGTTTACCAATACAAATTTATATAGATAGACAACAGGCAGCACCTGTTGTTAATTTATATCCAATACCTGATGATGCTGAAACATATACATTGTTTTATTACAGGATTGCAAGGATAGAAGATGTAGGGAGTCCGGGATCAAATACTTTGGATTTACCTGCTAGATTTTTGCCTTGTGCTACTGCTGGTCTAGCTTACTATTTATCTATTAAGCATTCGGGACAAGCAGACAGAGTATTAGCATTAAAATCTATGTATGAAGAACAATGGCAACTTGCTGCGGCAGAGGATAGAGAAAAAGCATCTGTTAGATTTGTTCCTTTTATTGCTAAAAACTAATGGGTAATTTTGCTTCTGGAAAAAAATCTATAGCTTATTGTGATCGTTGTAGTTTTGAATATCCCTACAATGATTTAAAGTTTGAAATATATAATCAAAAACGAACAGGCTTTAGAGTTTGTGATCAATGTTTTGATGAAGATCAACCACAATTACAGTTAGGTAAATATTCTACAGATGATCCTCAAGCATTAAGGGACCCTAGACCAGATAGAGGTTTGGCAGCAAGCAGAAGATTTTCAGCATTTGATCCTATAGGCGGAGGTATTACAGAGTTAGGTTCGTCTACTTTAGGTTTAGATATGTTTGGTAAAGTAGGTAAGCTTACAGTTACAACGAGTTAATTATGACATACGCAGAATTAAAATCAGCAATTCAAGATTATCTACAAAACTCAGAAACAACTTTTGTTAATGATTTACCTACGATAATAAAACAAGCTGAAGAAAGAATTTTAAAAACAGTACGTTTACCTGTATTCAGGAAAGCAGTACAAGGGACTTTAACAGATGGAAATCCATATTTGACAACACCATCTGACTTTTTAGATACTTTTGATATAACTATTATTAGCTCTAACTCTCACACTAATTTACTTAGAACAGATGTTACTTTTATAAGAGAAGCATA